AAAGTTGCTACTAAAGTACCAGTAACAGTTGCACCAGTATTACTTGTTTGGAATTTTGTAGCGTTGTTGTAATTTAATGCAACATGGCTGTCTGTTGGCATATCTATAAAAGTTTCATCACCAGCAGCGTTCATTATTTTTACGCTGTCGCCTTGGATTAATAAATTACCAGTACCACCATCTTTAATAATACTGTGAGATCCAGAGTGATAAATCTCTAAATCATCGCCAGTTCCAAAGATAGCTTTTGCATTGTCATCAAAGTTTGCTGAAGCAAATTTGACATTGACTGCTGTACCAGCAACTGCAAAGATTGCATCAAGAGCATCTAAGTCTGCATTAATTTTTGTTCCCCAGGTATCGGTTGATGCTCCTACTTCTGGTTTAGTTAAGTTTAAATTCGTTGTAAATGTATCTGCCATAATTTATTCCTATTTATGCTGCTATGTCAGTCCAATCTGTACTTGTTGCGGACTGATCTGTCCAAGTTGTTGTAGCGGGTGTTTGATTCGTATAGTCAGTTGTTGCTACAGTCTGGTCATTCCATTTTAAACCACCTAACGCAGAAAAACCACTTGTTTGTGCAATAGTAGATGCGCCTCTTAATACGATGCCACCTATTGCATCCATAGCGCTTGTTTCTGCTAATGTTCCTGCGCCAACTACAGTAAATCTACCTGTAGCTGTCATGCCAGATATAGCTGGCCCTATGACTACGCCTCGGTCTATTTGTGTACCTGTAGCTATGACATTAGAAGTTGCAGTTATAGTTGCAGATCCTAAGTCTATTTGTGTTCCTATTGCTGAGGCACTAGAGATTGCTGATATAGTTGCAACACCATCTAATATAATACCGCCTTCTGCTGTAAATCCAGATGTACTAGCAATAGTTGATGCACCTGTAATAACAAATCTACCTGTTGCGGTAGTGTTAGAAGTTGCTGATATGGTTGAGCTAGCAAGAATAACAAATCTACCAACTGCTGTTACAGATGATGTTTGTGCTATTGTAGCAGCACCAAAATGATAAACAGGAGTTCCGTAATTGGACTTCCCGTATGTGTATAAACCGTAGCCTACTGAGGCCATGCCATTACGCTAGAGTAATATCTAAATCGCCAGCATCAAATCTGAATACATCTCCTGTGCTAACAGTTTTAGATGCCGTAAGGTTTGAGTAAGCCATTAGATTACCACTAGAAGAAGCATCAAATATACCTACTGCAACAACAGTACCATAGTTACCTGTAGCTGTTGGATATTCAACCGCAGCTGAATTAGTTGCTGTTGTCGGATTAGTACCAGATACCGTAAATGCAGCTGTTTTTCTTACATATCCGCCACCGCTAACCTCTGTACCACCGCCTGTATCTGTAGGTGCTACAGTATATAAAGCAACATGCAATGTTCCTGGTGCTGTATAAGCATTACCACCAAATACATGCTCTAAAACTTTGTCCTCTAAATAATCAGTAAATCCAGCCATTCTATTCTCCTTTATTAATTACCGTAATGGTAATTTCTTTTCTGTTTTTTTCCGTAGGTTCTTCTTCTCATCATTAAAGATCCTTTACCAAATGCAGATTTTTCTTGTGCTAATCTCATTTCTTCCAACGCCTTTTCAAACTGTTGGGTAAACATTGGTATTCTTTCATCTTCCATTAAATAAATAGAAGCGTGTTTTAATGCACCATATAAATACACATCTGGGTGTGATGCAGATACAAAGTTACTTGTATTTGAATCACTCAATGCAGATATTTTAGCATAGTAAGTAAGTTGTAGGGTATATGAACTGTCAGGTGTTGGTGCTAACTCTATTGAGTCATCCACCATTGCGTAATAAATAGGTTGGCCTGTTGAGTTGTTGTTTGCTTTTCTATAGACATCTAGTGATTCTATAGATTGTTGAAATAAAGGACTGAAGTTATTTGCTGTAATTTCTATATTAATTGCTTCTAACCAGTCTGATGGAACTGTTAAATATTGTGAATCAGCAGTAGCAGTTGCTCTTTTTATCATGTCTTTGCTTCGCAATCTTCTGTTAAGCTCTGCTTCAACATTATCTATAAATGTATCAATATCAGATGTTAGGTCTGATCTATTAAGATAATTTGCTATTGATGTTTTAAGTTCTGAATATGTCATACTTTTCCTTGCCAGGTTCTAAACACTTTATTATCCGAGTTGTTTAGCCACTCTTTCCATTTTGTTGAATCTTGCGACCAACCCTCTCGTAATGCTTTTTGCCAAATTACCATTGGTACTTCAGCTATGTGTCGCATATCTTTTCCAGGCGTTATTGTATTGTCTCTTAGTTTTTTGACATGGTCAATGACAGGTGCAACATCTTGGGTTGTGTGATAAACCAGTTTGTCATCTTCAGTAATAAATTCTGATTTATAACCAGTTTTATGATCTGTGATTGTGCGCTTTGTTGTCATCTAAAAAAGGGGTGAGTTTAACCCACCCCAAGATAATCTAACTTATGAAGTTGTTAAATCAGCTACGAGTCCATGAGCAGCTTCGTTGCTCACCTCTAAACCGTATTCAACTACTAACATTTTAGTTTCAGCATCACCTATTGTTGAGATATCAACTGTTTTGAAATCTCTTAGGAATGATACTTTTGCAAAGTCAGGATCTACTAATAGTAATGTTCTTTCTCTACTAAAGTTAGAAGGTACTATTTTAAGCTCACCAAAATCTGATGCGTAAATAGAAACAGAAGCCTCTACTGTGTTTGCATCAATCATTTGTCTAGCTGAACTTCTACCTGTGAAACCAGAAATTACTTGCTTGTTTACAGGGCCGCATATTGCCATTGAAGGCTCGCCACCGTTTGTGAAACAAGATTGTAATACTGCTTTAAGTAAAGTTTCAGTTAAAGCTCTTTGAGTTCCATCTGTAGGAGCTGTACCGCCACCAGTAGGAGCGCCTGCTGCTGCTTTACTTACATTGGATTTCATCCAAGATTCAAAGCCACCAGTTTTTCTAGCTGTTGTTGCGTTACCAGTTGTCTTACCACCATTTTGACAGAGAGCTGTTTCCATATCTCTTTTTAGTGCTTTAGACATAATAGCAAGTTGATGAGCCATTTCTGACTTTTTACCTGCTGGATCACTAGACTGTTGTGAGCCTGTTACAGTTGCATCTCTTGATGAGATCATTGCCACATTACTTACTCTTGTGGTAGCAGTCGCAGCAGTTCTTGAAAGTTCAAAACCTTCTAACTGACCAGTTCCGCTTGGAGTTGGTAATGATTCTGTTTGCCAATCAAAAACTACATTCTTGATTGAGTTTTTTCCGATTGATGACATAAACGGAGTTTGCTGTGGAGAAATGTTATAGATAACATCACTTAGTTGTTCTCTATCAGCAGTCGCGCTATATGTATCAAAAGCGTTAGTTACTTTAGCCATATTTTTTCCTTATAAAAAAAGTTTATATTAATTGTTCAAAAAGTTTAGCTGCATCTTGCACTTTGCCAGTTTTAGCTAATCTTTGTTTTGCTTTTTTCACAGGAGTTGTAGATTTTGGAACATTTGAAGTGCCAGGTCGTGCGGTACGAGCTGCCGCTTTCTTTTCAGTTGGTTTAACTTTAGTCGCTTGTTGTGTTTTATGTTGTAGCCATGCGTTTCTTAAACCAAGTAAAACTCGGTAGTCATAAACGCTGTCCATTTCTTGTGGTGTATACCCAAGAACATTAACACCGTAATCCCGAATTGACATCTTTTCTTTTGATGCCACCTCGTTGTCTTGCCATTCTGGAATTTGGTCAAGCAGTTGTTTGTTACCGTATTCAACAAATTGTTGAAGTTTCTTTTGCTGCTCCACTTGTGATTCTTGTTGAACCCTTTGTGCCTCAGCTTGCACGGCTTGTAACTTCTGCTTTTTCTCATTCCAAACATCCTTTTCACGGACATAAGCAATAGGATCTGCTTCGTAAAGTGTATTCCAATCTGGCTCGTTTTCTAACTCGCCCTTCAAAGTAGCTTCCATTCTAGGTAACAACTGTGAATAAATTGCATCTTTTTGAGAAACTTCTTGTTGTTGAGCCTCTATAGCTTTTCGCTGTTCGGCCAACTCCTGAGTTTTTCTCGTATAATCTCTTTGGCGACTGTATCCGTTTTGGAGTTCTTCAAGCGTAACCTCTGTATCTTCGCCATCTACTT